GATGAGTTGAGCCACCACTTCATATGCACGGGGCTGATCGCCCTCCTGTGCCACCTGAATGACACCATCAAGGGCATTCTTGCCCATGTCTACGAGTTCCTTTAGATTGTCCCGCACAACCTCGTAGTCGCTCTTCAGGTCTTTTTCAAGTCGCTCGTCCGTGAGCGGAACAGGCTCTACGCTTACAACGATGGCATTCTTCGGAATGCCATCGCCAGTCAACGGTTTTGCTGGCTCTGCTCCGAGAGCCTTTTCAATATGGTCAAATCCACTCATAGTCTACTCCTCAAATATTCCAATCTACGGTGATGCCTCCCGAAACCATATTAGCAGCGTATGTCGTGCCTCCACCGCTCTGTGGTTGATACACCTTTGCATACGAATCGTAGTCGTTGGCGTTTGAACTTGCACCGCTCGGACCGCTGATTCCCGTAATAATATTGGCGTAATTAGGAGTATCTGTGGTACTGCCTGGTAGGTAAGTAACACCACCAACAAAAGTGTCTCCAAAAATATCGGAGTTCCACAGACCCGCCTGAACCACACGAATCTCTTTGTAGTTCTTCTTTGCGCCAAACAGATACGATTTCATCGTAAAGTTGAGGGTGAAAATAATAGAGCGACGAGTTTCAAAGTCGCCTTCGTAATCTTCTTCAGACGAAACTGAATTGAGATAGATGGGAACATCCATCTTACGGTTGATATCATCAAAGTTTACAGTGACCACGAACTCTGGCGAAAAGAACGGCAGTATCTGCTCCACAATACGCAATCCGTCTTCCATGTTCCGCACATAGACATACAGAGCAAAATCAATGTTGTATGGAACTTCCGCGAATGTGTAGTCCACTCCACTCGGATTGTCCGTGGTTGGACGCACTACATGGCGGTTCAGACTGTTGCGCTTGCGAGCAGAATCGTAGACATATCCCGTGATCTCAAAAGCCATGCGCGGCAGGACTATCTGATTGGGATTGGAAAAGTTTGGTTCTCCTGAAAGACGCACCTTGTACTTCTCTTTGGGAGCATACGAAATGGGTACAAGCATCGTCTTGGTTCCGCTGCTATCTGCCTTGTCAATGTAAATCTGATTGAACAGGGAGCCGAAAGCAACCACCATGCGCCGAATGGAGCCGTTGTAGAAGTTCGTGAACATCAGTAACCTCCCTCACTGAAAGGATCATTTTCAGTGAAATCAAAGATGTTGTCACGCTTCTGCTCAAGTTCCAATTGCTCATTGTCCTGCTGCTGTTGATGCGTGGCGCGGATCGTGGTTTCGTAGATGCCAGCAATGGCGTAAGACGCACCGCTGACGAGTCCCACAAGGATGTCACCGATCTCAAACGCACCTTCTTGCATATTGACCCGCATGGATTTGGAACTAATGATGGGATCGGTGTACTCGTTGACGCGCCCGTAGGCGTGCTTGTCTGCGGTGGTTCCTGTGTAGACCTCTTCTCCGAGAGTATATGTTCCCGAGCCGCCGCCAAGCGTGATGCCGATTAGATAATCCGATGCAATGTTCATGACCGCATCCAATTGAGACTCGCCAGTGTCTATCTTCTCACTGGAATACTTGAAGGCTTCACAACTCAACTTGAACGAATACCGATCACCGCCTGGATAGAACGGGTTGTCGTGCTTCACAAACTTGATTTCCATCATGGAGTACGGGTAATCAAAGAATATGATGTCGCCTTCGCGGGGGCGACCGTTCTTCTGAATCTCGGGATGGTGTCCCATCACATCCATGAACCGCTTACGGGACACGATGAATGTGGCTGAATCCTTTACATCAAGACCGAACCGCGACATCTCGGAGTCGCCTTCAAATCCATCCGCGTTCTCAAGGTACATCTCTATGCGGTTCGCATCCAAAAACTCTGAAACCTCTTCTCCGAGAATGAGGTCTTCCGTCACCTTCTCGCGTGGAATGTACACCATCTCATGACCGTGAATCTTGATCGCCTCGGTCGTGAGTGATTCAATGAGCGACTGCTCACCTTTTTTGTTCCTGCGAAAATACGGATTAACTGTCATGGTTATCCCGTGATGAAGTCAGGCGGCTCTTGATACTTCAGCAGAACCTCTTCTTCAATGTTTTGTATTGCTGTGGTGGCTTCCTCGTACAGCCTCTGTCCATTGAATGTAATGTTGCCTGGCATGGGAATGCCTTCAAATTTGGACAGGTTTGCTCCCCACTGCTGCTTGATGAGAGCGGTGGCGTACTTCTTCAGCATGGGATCGTTCCATGCCTCGCTGTACTCCTCGGGATTCACTACGGCAAATCCCTCAACCAAAATGTACTGATCAGGCGCAAAATCCGTCCAGTTCATGTCTATCTGCAACTTGTTCTTGTACTTGTTGAACCGAATCTGCTTTTCAGGATCAAGCAGTTGCTGCAACATCTCAATGTATTGCATCGTGGACACATAGTAGTTCATGTTCATGTTACCTGTGCGGAGTCCATAGAAATCCGTCAGTGCCATCTGATAGCGAATATTGAAGATGTTGTTGATCTGTAGGTTGAAGCCGATCTGAAACACCCTCGTGATGTTTGCAATCTGCGGTCCATTTGGATCAAGGGAGTTCGTGTCAATGTACTGATTGGTAATGTCCTGCTGCGTGATCTGATACTTCCAGTACTGACGCTGCATACCAAGCGAGTTCCAGTCGTTGAAGTATTGGATAGCCTGATCAATACGGTCTTCCACTTGGGAATCGTCCACATTGATCTCAATAACAGGCGCACCAAGAGCGCGTAGGCAGTATTCCTTGAACTCTTGTCGGGTTGTTGGTCTAGCCATCTGTTCCTCCACTAAACTATTTAGAAGAACAGGGTATTACCTTCCGTTCTCTTCTGCTTGTAATCGTACAGACAATCGTGCAAGTTCGCCTTCTCGTTCGCAGATATCGTCACAATACGGACACACTTTAGGCAAATACAGAGTGTTTGCTCCATCTGTTATGTAGTGTGCGGATTCGCGTTTGTAAATTCTAGTATGAAACCCAAAAGGAACCGAGTAATCAGGCAAAAACTTCAGGAAGTGTTGCATGGGATAACATCTTCCGTTTACTGTAATCTGCCCTTCCATTCCGTAGTGTATTAATTGCACGACTCATTATCCCCCAAAGTTTATTTCAATGATAAGATTCCTCTTGGATTCGTGGTGTACCTGCTTTCGGAGCGGTTGTAGGTTTTTGTGACTTTGCTTTCAGGATTTAGCACGATGTCTGGATACTGAGATCCACTAAACGGAGCCAGTTTCTGAACAAATGAAGGTCGTGTAAGACCAGGAATTGACCGCACTGATGAAATGGTGCTGCTTCCAAGCACGGCAGAACGAACCGAGGCAGTGTCCTGATACGCAGCAGAGTAGTACGTGACCGCATCAAGGTACAGTTTGGTGATCGCTGTCCCCGACATGGTTACGGTTACTCCTTCTGCCGTCTGTATGTTGAACTGTTCGCCGCTATTTCCCGAGCCAACAACGTAGTCATTCAGGCTTCGGAGAGTATCAATATTGTACTTGGTGGGAACAAAACTAAAAGACCCTGCGGTGTAGTGTCCGGAATATAGATTTGGAAAATCTCCAGACGCACCAGTGGTTCCGTTCATGCCACTAGTTACACCAAGCAGAAAGTAAAGGGTGTTGTCTACTAGTTGCGATTTTGCGGAGCGTGCTTGAGCAACAGTGAGCAACTGTTCCACACCAGAAACAACACAGCACGCTCCACTTTCGTATCCAAATATAGGTCCAGCACCACACACACCGTGTACAGCATGACCCGAACACACACCCGCAAAAACTGTTACGCCGTGAACGGTATCCTGTACCGTAACAATGTTTCCTGTGTACAGTAAGTCTGATGAAGTATTCCTCACAGCCGAAAGGTGACCAATGTTAGACAGTACTTTTGCGGACACATCACACGGAAAATACGATGTGCCAACTGGTCCGTCCATGCTTAGTGCAGCAATAGTGTACTGTCCCGCCTCTTGGTTTTCTGTTGGAACCGTGTAGGTTGTTCCGTGACCAATTCCGCGAAGAGCAGCAGATGAAGTTCCCCCGCTAATAATGAGGTTGTCTATGTAACCCTTGAACGGATACGCACCAGAGGGACCGCCACCCACAGAAAAAGGAGCAGAAGTTCTTCGGAAAGAGCCAGACAAACCTGTTATCTGACCAATTCTGTTGCCATTCCAGTAAGTAGACACACAACCAGATCCTCCAGAATTGCTGTACGCGAACGCAAAGTGATGCCACGATCCAAGAAGAACAGAACTGCTGTTTGAAGTAGAAGCATCAACAACGGTTGCAACAAAACCCGCAAGAGTTCTGCCTTGATCCGCCACCTTTAACTGAAACTTCTTGCTGCTGTTGTCGTATTCCATCAAAAACGAATCGTTCACCGAATCCACCGTGCCACCCTGCACTTTTGCCACCACAATTGGATCATAGTATCCAGATGGGTCTTCATCCATATACAGAAATCCAGACACCAATAAATGGTCAAGTGTTGCGCCCACCGAATAGGTGTAATCGTTCACTGTTATTGCGCCAGCAGATTCCGACAAAATTGGAGAGCCAGCAAATTGTGCACATCTAAATCCAGCGTTTCCTTTAATCGTTCCTCCGCCAATGTTTTCTGCCACAACAGGAGTATATGCAGAATCCGTTATTCCTCCAGATGTGTACACATTTACTACGGTTGCCGTGATTGGACTCTGAAACGCCAACTCGCCCGAAGAAAACTTACCGTACACGGTTCCTGTTATTTTCTGCTCTGTTTGTGGAGGCAATGATACAGTTACAGAAGCCGTTGTCCCATCAATTCTAGCAATAGTGGTTTGGGCAGACAGAGGAGAAAAACTAGCGTCAACCACATAAGGAATCTGTCCCAAGTAGTCGTTTGCCTGAAACGAAGAAGCATCAAACGGATAAATCGTGTCTTCGACCAGTCCCGTTACAGAATTTACTAGTAGTAGTTTGTTTGTCATTGGTGTAAGCGGTTGGGTTAGATGGATGTGGTTGTTGATGCAGGACTGCTGTAGATGTACGAATCTGTTGTGGTTTGTAGTGCATTTGATGCTCCTACAATGCTGTACGGATTGCTTCCGATTGGAACACCAGCGTAAGTTAGACCGCCAACAGTAGTTTTACCAGTGGATACAAGCATCTGACTTGATGAAGACAAAGCGTGTTCTGCTATCATTCCCCACCCGACTTTACGCACATTTTCGCCTGATGTAGACCACACTCCTGCGGTTCTGCCACCACCAGCAGATGGTTTAGTTCCTGAAGTTTTCCACCACTGATAATACTGATTTCCTGTTGCTACACCGTATTTCCAGTTTCCGCGTGTCATCACAGTACCGGTGTTTGCTGCCCATATGTGAGAAACCCGACTGGCAGAAACATTGGAATCGCTTGTGCCACCAATCAGTGAAAAGCCTCCAATTGTGGACGAGTATCCGTTTTTATACAACCCAAGCGACTTTGTGTTGTTAATTGCCGTCTGTTCCTGCACGGACCCGCCATCAAAAGCAGAAACTATCACGTAACCAGGAGCCTTTTGAATTGTAGAATTTGATCGTGCCTCCAAAACTGTCTGTTGCATTTGAGAAGGATACACCACAGAACCAACTTCCACATTTCCAGTTTGAGTGTTTGCAATCCATGCACCGACTGTGCTTACTGGAGCAAACACCATTACCATCAGTCCATAAGGATCACACAAGTTCACGTGCGAAGAGTCTGTGCAATGAACACCAACCGAAGCGCACAGTTCACCTGTTCCGTACTGACCCTTTCCGTTTTTAACCAAAAGGGTTCCAATGTTTGCCACCGAGTTGTTTTGGCACAGTATTCCGTACAAACCACATCCATTCAACAAAATGGCAGAGGTGCGAGAAGGATTTGTGGATGTGCTGTTTGTGTTCAACCCAGCAAGCAAAACTGATCGGTCCTGAACAGAAATAGCCGATTCCTCTCCACCCACGATGCTCATGTGCTTTCGTACTGTTAGACTAGAGTTTCCACTTACACGAACTGTGGAGTTTCCGTTGTTTTCATTCCAAACAGAACCAACATTAGAATACGACACTACAGGATAGTCTGCACTGCCCGTGGTTGTTCCAATATATGCAGTTACTCCAGCAGTGTGAATAGAAACTGCACGGTAGCCGATTTCTAGTTTTCCTGCTGTCAGACCCGACTCATTGTTTGCAGAAAAAGCAACAAACTCAAGAGTGTTTCCGCTCGTCCCGAGTCCAACCACCGAATTGTTACGTATGTCGCCATCAAAACAGTAAGTAAGTCCATTTATGCTTCCTGCACGATATCCCCAAATATTCAGCGTTTGCCAGTACTGCGGAGTGACCGCACCGCCCTCATAAGTCACAGAGTACTGTCCAGACTCTGCGTATGTTCCTCCGCCGCCAATGGAAACAATGTATCCAAGCGTTATTCCTGTGCTGCCACGCTTGAAAAGAACCGCTCCACCGTTGTAGGTGTTTTGGAATCCGCTGTAGTAACCGCTGCTCTCGCTGCCGCCCCACACAGGAGGATAGACAAAACAGCGTTGGGTCGAATTCGCCGCTGTTGCGCCAGCAAACACCGGAACGCGAACCTGAAACGAAAATATTGGCAAACACGACTGTGACACACTGCTGATCACTGCTCCACGAACAGAAACCGCAGAACCGTTTTCGGCATTCAATGCGTTGTACGAGTGCTGTATGTAACAGCCTTGTTCAACGGTATGAGTTTCAGATACTCCGCGATCAGCACCTGGTTCGTATCCCAACTCTACTTTTGAACCGTAAGCGTTTACTGCTCGTTTAACATTGTACGCCGTAAGAACTGGTGTGTTTGAAATAGACCCTAGTGCAGCAACACTGTACTCACTGCCGCTTGCCCATGCAGCAGACAGATTTGATGGGGAGTACGTGTACACTGTTGAATTTGTTGCCTGCACACCCGTTTCAGCGTGATACACGCCCAAGTGCCGTATTCCTACTTTAGAATTTTCAACCTGCAAAAGGGCAGAAAACCACGATGTGGTGTCTGCGTCAGGATTGAGGTGTGAGGTGGCAGGGAAAAGTCCAGACAAAGACTTGGTTTTCTTTTCACTGATGTTTGGAGAAGCATACGCCTGTGCAACACCCATGATGTTTTGAATTGCACGAATGGTTCCGTTTGTCACCGAGAATATAGGCTTCTTGCCACTCTTCTCTATTACCACAGGGAAGTTTGTCATCAAGAAAGGCTGATCACTGATGTGACGATCCGTAGACGCAAGAGACGATTTGGACGGATACTGATTGGATCCGTCCGATCCCCAAACCGTTCCGCTTGGCTCACCATAGAAACCAGACGGATCATTCAAACGATTGGACGGATAATTGCTTGCGACTCCGTGCCAACTGGTGGAATTCCCTACACCACTAGAAATCGAACCAGGCGTGTGGGGCGCAAAAACAGGTACACGGGGATCAAAATTCGCAGTCTTGAACGCAATCTTTAAATCTGTTGTGCTTGTTGCATCAAGTATTTGCACAAGTCCAAGTGCTGCAAGCGCACCCTCATACGAATACCCGTGATTGAAAAACATATTGGCGTAAATGTCGGATGCAGTCACTCCGCCGTGAACGTCAAGACCAGACCAGTACACATTTTTTGTGCTGTCCCAATACGAGTACTGCGAATTTCCATGCGAACTAATGCTTGGGTTGGATATTACTGCCCACCCGTTTGTGTCTGAAGCACTGTATCCGTGCGTGTGACCCGAAGCGTCATTGTTTAATGCTGTCAGAGTTGTGAGATTAACCGTGCCTGTGTGTCCGTGAGCAGAAATATTGCTGATGTCCCACGAATAGTCTTTTACGCGCCACAGATACCGTTGCTTGATGGCAGACGGATCGCCCTGAATAATGATATTGCTGCCTTGTGGGTGGTATAGATTGCTTGGAACCGAAGAATCCGTGAACGAGTACGTTCCACCAAGAAAAGTCACAAACAACACACCATCACCGTAAATGGTGTACTCCTGTGCTCGTTGCCAAGCGCGAGAAAGGGTTGCAAACGGAGACTCTAAACTTCCAGTTCCCGAGTCGCTTCCACCAGGAGACAGATATATCGTAACCGAGTCACCGGAATTCAC